TCCCGATTGGAACTGCTGCAAGAGTTCCGGTGTCAGCCCCAGATCCTCTGCCGTGAACTTGTTCTTCTTGCGAAGGTATTCCATCAATCCGACTTGTCCGGACTTCTTGAACACCTGCAGTTCCTCTTTCTGGGATCGGAGGACTTCCAGAGCGGCGTTGCGTTTGGCATCGAGCTTTTCCTTCTCTGCCCAGCGTGTCGCCTCGACCTCATCCAGACCCTTCTGCACCCACGCATCCTTCTCACGCTCAATCTCAGCAAGGCGATTTTCAAGCTCGGTTTTCCAGATGGAGTCAATATTGGATGCAACATCCCGTTCCCATTGCTCCATCACTCGCGCCTTGCTCTCACTGAGCCACGCCTGTGTCTGCACCTCATCCAAGCCCTTCTGACGAAAGGCATCGGCTTCACGAGCGATGGAGTCCAACTTGTTTTGGAGATCCGTCTTGTAGAGCGCATTCGCCTTGTCCACAACGTCCCGCTGAAAGTCGGCGTAGATTTTCGCTTCCTTTACCAGACGGTATTCGTCGATCAGATGCGGATCTGCGCCCTTCTGGAAGAACTCGAAGGATTCACGATCCAGAGCGTGAAGGCTGTTCTGGATGTCCGTGTGTGTCAGTGTATATAAATTGTCCGTCAGCTGCGCGGTTGCCTTTGCAGACTCGCTGACCGTTTTTGCGGCATCTTTCTCTGCCGCCGCACGGATTTTCGCAGCTTTGGCATTCTGCTCTTGCGCCTTGGCATTCTTCTCCGCTTCGGCACGCGCCTTCTCCTCTGCTGCAGCCTTTTCTTTTGCGAGTTTCTGCTGTTCTTGGTACTGCTTGTATTCGTCCCCGTAGAGCGCGTCGAGGACGGTACCACCGAGGAACGGAATTGCAATCAGCGGAGATGCCACGGGGTGATTTTTCACAAGCCAGCTGTTCGCCTCGGCGTGTTCATTGACCTTATGAATTTGCTCCCCGACAAAACCTGCAAGCTCCGCGACGGTCTTGAGTGCTTCGCCCCATCCGAGGACGGCATCCTTGATTTCGTCCTTGTTGTCCCGAATCGTTTCAACCAGAGATTCAAACCCATCATTGATCTCCGGCATGAGTTCCTCGGCGATAGGAAGGAGAGCCGCACCAAGGGCAAGTTTCAGCTGCCCCGCTTCCATCTCCATCGCACGCCATTTGAGGTACGTCTCGTGCGCCTGTTCTGGGTCGAGCAGTCCCGTGGTCTTGACGCGAGAGGAAATCGTCATAAGGTCTTCGTATTGTTCGAGAATGGGGATGAGCGCAGCCCCGCGTGCTCCAAGGACTTCTGCGGTATACGCTTCCTCCATCCCCGCCTCACTTGCGGTCTTGTATCCCTTGGCAAGCTGTGCCAGCTGCTCGTTGAGCGGCATGAGATTCCCCTGTTGGTCTTTGAGCGTGATGCCGAAACGTGAAAGGGCACGTGTGGTATCGTTACCGCTATTACCTGCCGCAGATACCTGCTTATCGAGACGAGCGATCAGAGGAATAACGCTCTTGATGTCCGTATCTGCAAGCTGAAACACCCGATTGAGCGTTGCCGCCTCTCCCGCAGAGACGTGAAGCCGCTGCGTGAGCTTATAGACATTCTCACCCGCAAGCATTGCGTCCTTGGTGATGTTGAACAGCCCTGCTCCTGTTGCCGCAACAGCTATAACGGCAGCCATCTTTGCCGAGAGGACATTGAAGCCACTCGTGAGATTCCTGACTCCCACCTGTGCCGCCGTCATGCCCGCTGAGATACGCCCACCGAGCGTGCCGGAGAGAACCGCGCTCTCCTTGAGGCGATGATTCAGTTTCCGCACCTCGGCATCGGTCTGTGCGACCGTCCGCTGCTGACGTAGGAGATTGCTCTCCCCTCGGCGATAGGACGCACTATCCGCGCCATCGTTTTTCTTTGCGGATTGGAGAACGGCGGCAAGAATCTGTTCCTTCTGCCGCTGAATATCCAACTCGCGATTGATCGCCTGGTGGCGCACCTTGATCTTATCCAGTTCCGTCCCCACACCGTCGAGTTTCGCGAGGTCAGCATCCAGTTTCAGATGGATATTATTCGCCTTACTGTTGAGTCGTGCAATGGAGTCGGAGACGGTCTTGCCCGCCGTGTCGAAGTCCAGCTGCAGCTGTGCGATGTTGAGACCGATGTCGAGATAGAGTTCATCAATCTTTTGTCCGCGCTTTGCCACCCTATCCCCCCCTACATCACGTCGTCAATATATCGCTCGGATTGCTGCTGTTCGCACAGTGCCGTTACCACAAGCTGATCGAGCAAAAAAGCGACCTCATGGGAATCAACCTCGTGCATCGTCCACCCGTAGACGGACTGCAGCCGCTCGTAGTAACGCAGTAAATTCTGATACGGGGAAAGAACTACGCCTCTTTCCCCGTCTCCTCGTTTGGGAGGTTCACCAGTTTGGAAAACGTCAGCGACTGAATCCAACGGAAAAGTGCGCGGGAGGCCGGCGCAATGTCCGCAACTTCTACGTTTTCGTCGATGACTTCCTTCGTCACTTCCTCCCGTCCGAAGCCGAGGACGATCAGTCGGACGTGCTCGTCCAAGAACGTCTCAAGATCCATGTCCTGTTTCTCTGCATCAAAAAAAGCAAGGAACTCGCGCCATACCTTCATCTTCGGAGGATTCGGCACGATTTCCCTGCCCGCAATCCATAGCGTTGGTTTTTCCATGATCCACTCCCTCATACCTGCTCGTACCACTTCGTCCCTGTCTCAGCGGCAAAGCCCGCCGCCTCCTCGTCTGCCTTGGCGTAAGACAGCCCGTCCGAGAGTCGGTAGATCGCCTTTGCCGTCAGCGTCGGCGTGTCGAACTGAATGCTCTCCTGCTTCGAGTTGCCGCTCTCCGAGGGTTCCGTGAATTGGACTTTGTAGAATTTGGTGTATCTCTTCTTGCCGTTACGCTTGTCCGACTGAAAGAGCACAGCGAAATACGGTGCGACATCGTCCTTGCCCGCCGTCATCACGCCATTTTCGATGGTATGTCCCAAAAGATACGCTGTGTATTCCAATGGAAGCGCGGCAGTGTCAAAGGTCAGATCGTAGGATGCGGTATTCGACGCCGTATCCACGGACTGCCCGTCGGCAAACAGCTCCGCCTGATTCGTCTGTGGCTTGATGTCCACCTTACGGAGCAGTTTCCCGAGTGGAATCGGCTTCTCGTAGGTCGCCGTACCGCCCGCCTCATCGGTGAGCATCTTGGCGATATGAAGTTTCTGGATGTTGATGAACTGCCCGCTTGTAAGATTCCCTGCGGGCTTTCCTGCCGGTGTTGGACTTGGCATTTTATTCTCCCTCCATTGCTGTTCTGTAATCTGTGATTTCCACGAATATATCTTTCTCGACAATCTCCTGCGTCTGCACACGGACAAAGCCGAGCGGCAGGAGCGCATTCTGCACGCCGCGATGAATCTCTCGAAAGCGTCCATCCTTCGTCAAAATATGGATACGCACCGTTACACGCCGCTCCAACTCCATGCCATCGACTGAGAGTGCAGGAACATCCGAGATCACCGAATAAACGAGTATCGGATATGTCCCCGCGTCAGGGCTGCGTCCGTGATAGATGCCCTTCTTCCCGTGCGCGAGAAGCTGCGTCAGCTCCTTTGAACGCACAAGTGCCTGATACACCATCCTTGCAATGCTCATTTCCCTCTCCTCCGTAGCACAGATCGCACGGCATCGACGATGGCAGAACGAATGCCGTCCTTCTTGACATCGAGCGCAGGATACAGAAACGGTCGGTTGATCCTCGGGCTGAACTCAACGAGTACGCCGTAAAACACACCGTCACTGGATTCTGCATCTGCAGCAATCCTCCAAACAGAGCCGTCCTTTCTGCGCAGTCGCTTGTGGATGGAGTCACGGAGTGCACCTTTGACCACGCGCTTATCTGTTCCCGTATAGACGGGACAGCGATTCTTTGCCTCTGCGACCACATCGTCCACGCCATGCGCGAGGGCTTCCTTTGCCGCAGCCGTCGCCTCCGCGCCAAGCTCTGACAATATTTTCTTAGCAGAAACGAAACCTCGGTATCTAGCCATCTTCCACCAACTCCCTGCATTCTATGACAAGCCATCGTTTCTTCCCGCCGAGCGGATAGGGGGGCGCAGTTGGCGTAAGTGTTTTGTCTCCCCAACGGATATGATCC